CAGAAATCAGATAATAGGCGGCGCGTTCTGTCTCGTTGTAGCTGCCCCCAGTTTGGGTGGACTGCCATAAAATACGCACTGTAGACGTATTTTCCTGCACATTTTGTGCCAGTGTCGTCACCGCCAAATGTTGATATACTGCCATCTCTCCTCCTATATCCAAAAGCAGGCGGTACGGCTTACCCCTGCATCCGTGTAATCCTCGAACCGTGCATGACTGCCGATTACCAAATAGTTCCCAACGGTCACATCCACCGCAGTAACACCCTCTTTGTCCGCCTGCAGAATGACCTCTCCGCTTCGCCGGACATACATTCCCTCTTCATTTAAGAGGTTTTCCATCTGGGTGCCGCTTTTGCTGATGGTCAGTCCCTGCTCATCAAAGGTAAAGCCGGTTTGGGTCTGCACCCGACTGACCCCCTCCTCCTGCAGTGCACGAACCTGCAGCTTGATGCTGTCTGCTGTCTGCTCCAGCAGGGTGTTTTGTGTTTTCAGCGTACCCAGCTCTGTCTGCTGACGGGAAACCGCGGCGGTGATGCCCTCCACCTGCAACGCAAGGGCGGCACTTTTTCCTGCCTGATCCCGATTTTCCGCCTGCAGGCCGTCTACTGTGGTCTGAATTTCCAGCACCTTGCCGCCCAACACCTGATAGCTTTGGTGATTGACCGCAGTGATGCCGTCCCGTCGGCGGCTTCCCGTACATTCCAGTATATCCCCACGGGCAGATTGGGTGCGTTTCATCACGAAAAAGGTATGCTCCTGTCCTTTTCCGTCGGTTACCGTCAGAATATCCCCCACCCCAATCGTACAGTCACCGGGGATATGCAGCCGCCCGGGTGTATAGGTCACCGTTTTCAGCTGCTCATAAAGGGTCTGCGCCGGTCCGATCAGGGACTGGGCATTGTGCGCCTGCAAAAGGGGGTTGCTTTCAATCACATAGGGATTGCCCTCCACCGCATCCGCAGGATACACCGTCCCCACATCCTTGGAGGTGGCCCTTAGCTGTACGCGCTCAATGGGGCACACCTGATAATCCTCACAGGTAAAGCCTCCCTGATAGTAGTACTGCCACTGCCCCTGCGTTAAAAGACCCTCTGCCTGTTCGTTGACAAGAAGCTCTACAGGTCCTTGCATACTTAAATCCGTTCCCTCTGCGCGAACAGTAAGTCCCGGCACAAGCAAGGAGAGTGTACCGTCTATGTACGCGGTTTTCAGCACACCTCCACCGAAGCCCACTCTTCGGCCGGTAGGCTGATACCATCCGAAGCGCAGCTTTCCATCCGGTGTCGCGACACAAAAGCGACCGCAAAGCGCACCGATCCAGCGCATCAGCTGCCGTCCGGTACAGCTCTGCACCGAGAATTTTTCCACGGAATACGCACCGTTGGGCAGAATCTGCTCCTCCAATTCCAGGTCGCAGACACGGCAAACCATTTGCGCAAAGTTCTGCAGGCTGTAGGGCCATTCCTGCAAGCTCTCCAGCCACCCGCTCAGCTCCCGATCCAGCAAACACACGCGGTCATAGGCAGTGACGGTGTAAAGTGACGGAGACTTTTGTGTAGGCTTTTCCGCCACAAAAAGCCCCATCTGATGGGAGACGCCCGTTTCATCCTGCCGATAAACCGTAAGCAGATCCCCCAGCCCAACAGGGCATTTTTGCCCGTTTGAAAGCAACGTCAGCTCCAATACGGATGCACAGACCGAGCCGGGATTCAGCTCCGGACCGTCATTGGACGCCTGCGTCAGGGTATATTTTAAAATGGCATCCCCGCAGGCATCTCCTGAGGACAGCATCCGTCCATCCGGCAGCTTTACAAGGGTTTTATACATCTGCTCCCTCCTAACACTCAATGACCGAGAATCCGTAATTGTTCCACAGACCGGTACGGGCATTTTTCCAGCTGATGGCATATTTGCTGCGGTATGCGTTGGTGGTTACCGCCACCGACGCATCCACCCTGTCCGGATGGGTAAACAGGAAGGTGGGCTCCATTGGAAAAAGGCGCTCCATATACTGCTTTTCCTCCTCTGTCAGGTGGCTGTAGGTAAAGCTCCACGCCCCCACCTTATACCGCACGGGGATACGGTGCATCACGCCGCTTTCATCCCGTCCTGCCTCACTGCTGTCCAGATCCTCGTAGCTGACCGTGACCTGCTCATCCGGCAAAAGCATCGGCACGTTATTGATTTTAAAAAGCTCGGTTGTATCTCTCATAAGTACCCTCCTGTCATCACTGCCATTTTTCCGTTATGGCGGCTTACTGCCGCGGCCACATCTTCATCTGTCAGATGGATCCCCAGTACCGCCTGCAAAAGCTGCTGCAGTACCGAAACGGTGGCCTGATGACCTGCCATATTGCCCGCAGTGTAGTCTGCCATGGTTTGCGCCATGGCCTCCTGGATCACCGAAAGGGGCGCTTCCACGTTGGTACCGTGCTTTTGGTCACCTACCACCGCCATAAAGGGCTTGTTGGCCGGAAGCACTGCGCCCTTGGCAAGCAAGGGGATCTGCGGCGGTGTGACGGTCTTCAGCCCTAAGCTGAAGGATTTACCGCCCAATACGGGGATCCAGCTTGGGATGCTGAATTTAATGCTGTTCATACCCGAGGCCAGTGCGTTGATGGCCGTTGCGCCGCCCTGCATCGCGCCGTTTAACATTGCGATAAAGGCATTGATCACATCCTTGAGCCCTTTTGCCATGGGATCGGCGGTATGCTCCTTCAGCCAGCTCCATGCGTTGGACCAAACATTTTTCAGTCCATTCCACGTACCAAGGGATGCGCTGTCCACCAGGGAAAAGGCATTTTTAACGCCAAACAGGGTATCTGTGATACCTTGAAAGCTTCCCAGCAGCTTTCCCAGCGGGCTGTCCACCCCTGCGAGGATCCGTATCAGGTTATTTAGGGTGCCGCCCGTCTGCTCCGTTAAGAGATTCCACTGCAATGTGGCGCCCGTTACACCGCTTACACCTGCTACAAAAGATTTGATGGAATGGACGATTTCAGCGATGGGCCCCTGGTTGGTGGAGACCCAATCGGACATTCCGTGCATCTCCTGCTGCAGACCCTTAAAATAGTCGATCACCTGATCTCCTGCCCAGTGTGCCAAAGGCTGCAGGCATTCCTCCCACAGCCAGTTCAGTGTGGGTTTTATTTCCTCAATAATCTGAGCCAGTGTTTGAAGGGCCACAGTTAAGGTGTCCAAAAACACCGGCAGCAGTTCCTCTGCGGTCCACTGTGCCAGCGGAATGAGCAAATTATTCCACGCCCATTCCAGCCCCTCAAACAAGGTCTTCTTGATGGGCTCTATGGCCTGCTTCAGCTTGTTGAAGGATTCGGTCGCTCTGGAAAAATCCAGCTCCCGCAAGGGCTTTAGCAGTTTTTCCAGTTTCTGCGCCAATTTTTCCCATGCGCCGCTGAGCGCAGGCAGATCCGTATCCGTGATCCACCCACCGCCGCCAGAGGATGCTGCCCCCACACGGGTCAGCTGGTCAAAGCCTGCCAGGGTACGTCTAAGTGCCGTACCGGCGGCAGCGGTACCCTGCAGGGCAGTGGTAAAGGTGTCTGCGCCGGTGCTGCCGAAAAACAGCGCTCTGAGCACTCTGCCGATGCATAATGCCAAATTGGTCAATGCCTGCACCACAAGCTGCACCACCGGCACCAGTACCTGTACAATGGGTCCTGCCGCATACACCACCGCACTGCGGAAGCTGCTGAGCATCTGCTGTACCCGATATAGCTGCTCCGCCAACTCCTCAGAGCACAGCACCGCCACCCTGCTGTAGTCCTCTGCCGAATCCACGGTAAAGGTATCCGACAGCATCCTTTTGAGTCCCTCTAAGCGCTGCTGAAGCTTCTTCACCATAGACGCAAACTCCCCTTCCAGCTTCAGGCGAAGCTGGCGGGCATAAAGGGTCATCCGCTTGACAAGTACCTGCATCGCGCCATAAATGTCAAAAAATTCATCCGATTCAAAAATGGCATCTTTAATCAGTTCCAGCTCTATCATAGGGAATCACTCCTTTCTGTGGAGGAACGGTCCAAAAGCTGCAGCAGACGTGTCTGCTCCTCTATTTCATCTCGGGAATACGCCTTGGGCAGATCCACAAGCCTTCGGTTTTCTTCATAGAACCGTTTTTCCCAGCTTTCCAGCTTTTCGCCCTTATTTCGTTTTTCCCGAATCCCCACCACCGTGCTCAGCCGTCCCTCACCAATGGCGTGAAACCAGCTGAGAAAGGTCCACCAGTGGATATAGGGCTCCGCCCGAATTTCCAGTCCGCTGACCTTATTCACATCGGCAATGATCAGGGGCGCATCCTGCTCCCAGTCTAAAAGCTTTGGGCCGCCCTCCGTGGGTGCCTGTCTGCCGCCGCTTAAAAACAAGGTCAGATATTCCATTGCAGCCTGCTCCTGTTCTGCAGGGAGCTTCTGCTCGTAAAACAGCGCCAGTGCGATCTGCCATTTAAAGCAGTCCGGCAGATCCGGGTCGGAAAAATACCAAAAAATTTCAAGTATTTCCCTGAAATCCGTGTGCAAATCATAGGTTTTTCCGCCAAAAACAGCAGTTTTCGGCAGTTTCCACGGACTCATCATTTCTTTTGCGCGCCGTCCCGTTCAGCCTTTTTCTCAGCGGCGCACTGCCGCGCGCCATCCAAAAGCACCGGCTGTAACGCATCTAAAAGATTGCCGATGACCCGTTGGCCGTTGGAAGCCATGGCCAGCAGATTGACGCCGCCCAAAATGCGGTCAAAGTCGTTTTCCTCCCCGAATACCCAGCTCAGCAGCTTTTTCATCTGCTGATCCGCATCCCACAAAAGATGAACTGTATCAGCTCCTTTATCCCGAGCCTTTTCCAGCAGCTCCTCCTGCACCGACTGCAGCTTCTCTGCTGCCTGGGTAAAACGGGCAAACACATTGGGGTCAGCAGGGTTAAAGCGCAATACACCTGCGCCGATCTTGTAGGACTTTATGCCACTGTCAAACTGTAGCTTTTCCATATATTCCTCCTTTTTTTAAAAGGGGCGCATTTGCGCCCCTAAGTTCTTATCCCCCGCGGCAATAACCGCAGAGAATTTAATGCGCGGTTGCCGTAAAGGTGCGTGCACTCAAATCAAACACGCCGGCAGTCTTTTTGCCTGTGAAATGCAGTACAAAGGGAATCTGATAACCGGAGGTATCGCCGCCGTAGCTCTTGACCTCAATAAAGGCCTCCTCCATAGTGGCAGGATAGGCATTTTCGCTCTGTTCCTCCCAAAGCTTCACCTCGACCACGGTGGTTTTCAGGCTGTCCATTACCAGGGCATTGTCGATGATGTTTTGCAGTCTTTCAAACAGACCTGTGCCTGCCTCTGCATAATAGGGCTCTACCGAGCCGGTCTTTTCGTAGCCGGAAATGACCACAGAGGTCTCGCCCAAAATGTTCTTTTTGGTATCCACCTGGGCGGACAGCTCCGCGCTGAATTCCTCCAGGTCCTTGCCCAGCCGTTCATATACGGGATTTTCTCCGCTTGCAGAGGTATCCACGTAATGCGCCAAATATTTTCGTTCAATCTTTGCCATATTCTTCTCCTTCCAAATTGTAGATCTTTGTGTATTCCAGGGTCAGCCGCACCCCGTAGCGATTGATGCCGCCTGTGCCTGTTTTTTGCTTTTTTTCCTGCTCGGCATAAAGCCGCTCCTTTTCGGGCAGGTCTCCGAAGGTTGGCGTGCTGGCCCTTGCCCACTGCTCCTGCACCCACCTGCAAAAAAGGCTCATAAAGGTAGCGTGCGCTTCCTTGGAAACCGCTTCGTGGGTGCAAAGCATCATACGGGTACGAAGCTGCACAGTCCGATTGCCCAGCACATCTTCACGTACACCCAGCTGCTCTGTTCCCAGGGGAAAAAGTCCCACGGCACCGGGTATAGGCGGCAGGTGATCCACGTATACCGTCCCCTTGATCAGAGGACAGGTTTTCAGCCAAGTGATCATTGTTTCATACATCGCAGTCTCCTTATCTGCCTTCCACGTGGCAAAGCGCGCCCTGCCAGTAGCAGGGCTTTACCGAGCTCAGCCGATAAAGCCCCTGCACCAGTGCAGGCACAAAGCGATCCCATTCGTCTTCCGAGACTTCCGGTCCAACACCTTCCAGTACCCGATCTCCCGGATAAATGCACAGCTCTGTGCAAGGGACGATCAGCAGTGCCTCCACTTGATAGGCACACCCGTATTCCTCGCTTTTCAGCGCTTTTGACCACTGGAAGAAGGCATTTTCCAACACATTGCGGGTGATTTTTCCATTTTCCTTGCGATAAACCGTTACCGTTTTATCGCATAAGCTATAGCACAGCGGATTCATCATCGGCACGCCCCCCGGTAAATATCCAGGTAAATTTTCGCCTGCTCCAGCAGCTTTCGCCGCAAGCTGCTATCTGTATCCGTCCCGTAACGCACCGACACACTGCCTACGGTAGCAGCGGTGACACCGACCTCATGTCGGCTCGCGCCGTAAAGCACCTCTGCCATAGCGCACAGTGCCATTTTCTCAGAGACGATGTCTGTGGGCAGAACCTTATAGGTTCTGCGAAAATCGGACAGCGCCTGTGTCGCCCGCAACGCCATAGCGGGAAAGGCTTTTTCGGGGATGGCACTGCCCAAATAGGTATTTGCGTAAAAATCAAAGTCTACCATCGGACACTGCCTGCCTTTCTTACTGGGCAGTACCCACAGCGATATCCTTCAGTACCGCGGCCTTTAAGGTGTTCTTCAGGGCCACGCCTGCCACCAGCTCTACCTCACCGGTCTTCACCGCACCGGGCGCAGACAGATCGGGCATATAGCTGGTAATGACACCGCTGCCCATGGGGCTGATGCCGTGGAAGCCGTCCAGGCCCAGGGAAACCGCGTAAATGGCAGTCTTGCCGTTTGCATCGGTTTCCACCACGTCCTTGGTGGTAGTGCCGTCATAGTACTTGCCCATATCCACCATGGGAATGCCTGCATAGGTCTCAACCACGCGGCCAAAGTCGTCCTTGGTGCGCTCGTAATAGCCGGCACGGCGGGCAATGGAGCGCAGCTTAATGAGCATCTGACGGTTCATCAGCAACATAGAAGGAGTGCCGTCCAAACAGCTCAGGAAGCTGTCCATCTCGTCTAAAAATGCGTTATAGTTGCGGTCCAGTTCCTCGGAGGTGGTCAGGCTGATCTGACCGGTGATCTCATTTTCCGTGCCGGAGAGCAGCTTTTTCAGGCCGTCAAAGGTATTGGGCACAAAGCCTGCGCCGGAGGCAGCAGAAGTACCGTTAATAACCAGGTTGTGGAAATAATTGGAGGTCGCCTTGATCTTCTGCTCTGCCTGGAATGCCAGCTCGTCAGCTGCACCGGCGGTGTTCTGCAAAACACGGTCCACCTGGAAAGAGCCGCCCATAATGATGGCGCCGGTGGTCTTCTTTTCCCGCAGTGCCTCACCGGGGGTATACTCTCCGTTGATGGTACGCACATTGGCGGTAGAAGGGGTCTTCAGCTGAATGTAGCCATAGGTCAGGGTGCTGCCGCCGGTACCGGGAGAGATGACGTTGTCAAATACCATATTGTCCAGCAGCAGAGAGCTGCGGCGGAACATATCCACGATCTGCTGATCCACCTTGTCCGCCATACCGATTTTTGCCTGTTGTAATGTAATTGCCATAATGTTTACTTCCTTTCAAATTTTTCTTTCAGTGCACCGGCCAATGTGTCCGGTGTGTTTGTAAAGTGTTGTTCTTTTGCGCCTGTGCCCCACGCGTAAGGGGGCGGGGTTTCCTCGTCAAACAAGTAGGATGCCTCTTTTTTCAGCTGCTCCACTGCCTGCTTGACGGCGTCCTGACGGTTTTCACTTTCCTGCAATGCCTGCAGATCCAAAAGGGCGGTAATGGCCTTGACGCTTCGCCCGCGGGCATGTTCCACCGCACTGTGCACCAGACTTTCAAAGCGTACGCTGTCCAGCTGTTTTTCAAAGTCCTTTTTGCCCTGCTTCTCCTGCTCCTGCAGCTGCAGTACCTGCTGCTGCAGGCTTTCGTAATCGGAAAAGCCTGCCCGTGTGCGCTCAATATCCCGACCGTTTTCCGCCATAATGGCATCAATAACCTCTTTGGAAAGGGGCTTTCCTTCCACCGTCAAATTTTGTAAAAACTCTCTTTTCATTATTCCTCCTACGCCTTTTTACGGGGTTTGCTCCCCAAAAATCAAACATTTTACGCCTGTTCCGGCATATATTTTCTGCGAATCGCCTGTAGCTGCTCCTGTGTATCTGCCGGCATATTGAAGCGCCATCCTAAGGCGATCTCAGGCCGCACCAGACCGTCTGCCACCATTTGGCGGTATTCCTCCCAGGTCTTTGCCTCGTCATACAAAATACCATTGCCCCAATCCACAGAAAACACAGGGCTTTTCGGGGGATCGCCGATTTTATAAAGCCTTGCGAGGCAGCTGCAAAGCGCTATAAGCTTTTCCAGCGCCTCTGTCCACATCTGCTGAAAATCCATCACCGTCAGGTTATAATCTCCTGCGCTGGAGCTGATCTCCGTGGCGGTACGATCCTCTGCATTGGCATCGGAAAGCATGCCCCGCTTCAGGCCGATCACCGTTTCCACATTTCGCAGATACTCCTGCTTGCGCTCTAAATACGCCGTCTGACGCAGTGTGGGAGAAAAAATAGTGATGCCCACCTGCTCCGGGTCGTCGTCCAGTCCTACAAACAGGTGGTCCTCCAAAAGCCTGTTCCCCTGTTCATCGGTTTTCAGCAGATCCCGGGATGCAATGATGCGGCTTTGTCCCCGAATAAACTCCTCCCGCAGCTGCTTCTCGTTTTCGTCAATGCGGGCGATCAGCTCTGCCGCCGGCGCAAACACACTCACTCCATCCGGTGAGCCATCCACACAGTTGAGCATAGGGGTCTTCACCTCCACCATACCGATGCTGTTGATCGGCACCGCAAAGCGATACTGCACAGGCAGCTTTTCATAGTCCGGCAGGCTGTTCAGCGGCACCTGCACCCCCAAGGTATCGGCATTGTAGGCGCGGAACAATCGGTTTGTAATGGTTAAATACCCTCCGTTATCCAAGGTGCGCCGTTCCAAAAGGGTGTAGTAGCACCTGCCGTAGGTGCTGCGGGCCACCGTGCCGATGTCGGTCACCTCTCCTGCGCTGTTTCTGCCGAAAATCAGCACGTTGCTGCGGGGGATCAGGGTAAAGGAAAACCCCGTCCCGTGGGGACAGGGTTTTAAGTAACAGCTTCCTCCGATCAGCGCCGCCTCCACCGCCTGGCGGGACAGCGGTGCCAGCGATTTTAACAGCTGATCTGTAAAGGGATCCCGGGATGTGACACCGTATTCTCCAAAGACGGTACGCACAATTTTACTGACCACCGAATAGGCTACCCGCTGGCAGGGATCCAGTCCGTCGGAGGGTGTGCCGTAATACAGCTTCTGCCAATTGTGAATGGCCCTACGCATGGCGCCGGAGGTTTTATCCCACCCGCCGAAGGCCTCTTCATAGCTATAGATCCCCATCAGGCGCCACCTGCCTTTCGTGCCGTCCGCAGGCCTGCCTGCACGCCCCGAATATAGGCATGCAGATTCTCATTTTCCTGACGCAGAAGGCGGTTTTGTCCTTTGAGTCGGCGGTTTTCCCGCAGGACCGTTTCCTTTGCCCACATAGGCAAAAATCGTTCTACTAAAAATTTCTTCATGCTTCTTCCTTTCCATCCCAACGGCGTAAAACCGTGGTGCAAAAATAACGGATCTCATCCATGGCGTGATCGTGCTCCTTGACCGGTCGCTCCCACGTTCCCTGTTCCTCCCAGCGGTACAGAGAAAACTCCCGAATGGCATCGGTGCAGCTTGGATGGATCTGCAGACAGCCGGACTGCAGGCAAGCTGAAACCTGTCGAATACCGTCCAGCACGTTGTTTTTTGCCTTCCGTACCGAAAAGCGCCCCTTGCGGCGGATCAGGGTGATAAACGATGCCGCCGACGGATCCACGATCACCTGCTCCACCGGCAGATCCCCGGCAAGCTCCAGCAGTGCTTCATAGTACTCTCCATCGGTCTTACTTTTCCCCGACTTCCGCCCATCATAGTAATACTCACGCAGTCGCAGGGCTCTGCCCTGCCCCACACACCAAAGACCGGCTGAAAAGGGATTCATGGTTCCGTAATCCACGGAGATATAGTACCGTGGATTGGGGGGCACTGCACAGCTCAGGTGTTTTTGCTTGTCGAACGAGTAGATGAGTCCCTCTGCCACGCACCACAAGCCTAAAATATACCGCTTGTAAAACACCCCTGTATACAGGTTTTCGTAACGGCGGCGAATAGCGTGCGACAAACCCGGATTGTCGGCCATGGTAAAATGCAGGTAAAGCATCTGTTTTTCTCTGCGTTTTTCGATCCATTCCTTATAAAACCAATGCTCCGGCCCTGCCGGGTTGCAGTTAAACCACAGCTTCGACCCCTCCACCGAGCATCGGGCACAGGTCTGCTCCACGAAGGAACGGGGCATCAGCGCCACCTCATCCAGCAGTGCTCCTGCCAAGGTGATGCCCTGGATCTGCTTATAGGAGCTTTCATCCAAACCACCAAAAAAGTAATAGGTATTCTCCCGCCCCTTATAGCGCACCGTCAGCTTGTTTTCCGACCGACTCTCCCGCAGCTGAAAAATGCCGCCCAGCCAGCTATAGAGATTGCAAACCACGTTGCGACGCAGGGAGGCAATGCTTCTGCCGCAGATGCCGAAGCTTTGACCGTCAAACATACTCATACTCCAAATAAAAAAGCCGTCTGTCATACAGACGGTCTTGCCGGAGCGCACTGCTCCATCGCATATAATGCCCTCGCATTTTTTAAGCTGAGGTCTGTTCCACCAGGTCATCGCCAGCATCTGCCGTTTGCTGAAGTTCTTGTAGGTCACTAACGTTGATCGCCTCCTTCGTTGATGATAGTATGGCCTCCAAAAGATTGTTATCGCTTTCCTTTTTGCCGTCCGCTTTGCCGAACAGGCCGTAGTATTCTCCCAGCAGCTCCAACGCCTTCAGCTTATCGTAGAGCTTTACCTTCAGTCCACTACTTGTAGATTCCACCGCCGCAATGGCCGCATAACAGCCGCCGCCCTTTTTCGTCCGCTTCAGGGACAGCCCCTCGTCTGTAACACGCACCACATCCGTAGCCCGCGTCAAGGCAATGGCCGCCAGCTCGTCGATGATCCTTTTTTCAAGCTGCCCGGAATATTCCCCGTCGGCACACTCCATTTGCTCACCTCCTTTTCCACGATGCCATCATAACACGGGAAAAAGGAAAAGTCTTCCCGTTTTTTTCCCAACCTTATAAACCGCCGTTTCTGCCCGATGGCGTTCACCGCAAACAAAAAATGGCGCTGCCTCAAGCATCTTGAGACAGCGCCTTATTAGATGTATAGGTTTAGTCGATTACGGCCTCGATGGAACGCAGGGGCTCCAGGAATACTTCGATATCCTTCTTGGACTGCTCGAAGTCTACCTCATAAGCATCTGCCATTGCCTTTGCCAATTCATCCAGGGTCTTGTCTTCAGCCAGCTGCTCCCACAGGAATTTGCCGGTGCTGTTCAGGGTAACCATGCCGGAGAACTTCTTTACCATCTCGCCAATGGGTGCCAGCACAAAACGGCCGGCTACGGGACGCATAACAAATTGATCGTTTCTTTTCATATCAGTTTTCCTTTCCGATTTGATCGTGGCACCTTACTTCTTGCCCGAATTGCTTCTGCTATAGCTGTAGGCATACTTGCTGCTGTACTTATACTTATTGCCGTGACGGTAACGGTAGCGGTAACGGTAGCGGCTCTTGGTTTCCTGCACCACACCGTTCATTACAAAGCCCAGCAAACGGGAACCGGAGAGCTCCAGCTGCTTTACGCCCCGGGCCACAATATCCTTTTCGGTGGAATTTTGCTGCACCAAAAACAGCACGCCGTGGGTCACATTGGCTACCTCGCAGGCATCGGAAACAACGCCGATGGGCGGCGTGTCTACGAAAATATAGTCGTAGCGGGCAGACATCGTCTCGATCAAAGTCTTCATCCGGGGACAGCCCAACAGCTCCAACGGGTTGGGAGGAATCTCACCGGAGAAAATCACATCCAGATTGGGGCGCATATCTTTACGCACGCAATCGTCCATATTGGTCATACCGGCCAGCACATCGGAAAGACCGGGGGATGCTTTTTCAATCAGCAGACGACCCAAGCTGGGGCGGCGCATATCCGCATCGATCAGAAGTACCTTACTTCCGGTCTCTGCGAAGGAAATGGCCAGGTTCAGAATCGTGGTGGATTTACCCTCACTGGCCAAACCACTGGTCAGGCACAGGCTCTTACAGCCGTCACCGGGAAGGACAAAGCGGATATTGGTACGCAGGGTGTTGTAGGCTTCCTGAATGTAGAAGTTGCTCTTGCTGTTGAGGATCAGGCGGCGCTGCGCAGTATAGCTGCGGTCAGCATCGGTCTTTTTCTTATTGAACAGGCTCATTCTCTGCAACCTCCTTCTTGGTGTCTTTCGCGGTATACTCGTAGCCGGACTGGTTCTTGTTGTCCATAGCCAGGTCGGGGATCATACCCAATACCGGTGCGGAGGAAATCAGCGCCAAGTCTTCTTCTGTCTTTACACGCACATCCAGCAGGGTTTGCAGCACAATGATACAGATGGCGATCACCGCGCCCAAAACCACACCGATGGTGGTTTTCTCGCTGATATTGGGAGAATAGGGTGCACCGGCCACCTTTGCACGGTCAATGATCTTTGTGGAGCTGCCTTCTACGATCTTTGCGATCTCACCGGGGGCCACATCCGCAATGGCGTTGGCGATCTTCGCCGCTACATTGGGATCGGCGTGGGAGATGTACACCTTAAATACTTCGGTCTCATTCTGTGCCGCAGCGCTCATTCTGGAACGGATAGAGCCTGCGCCCATGCCCACGTCTGCCTGCTTGGCAACCTCTTGCAGAACCGTATCGCTCTTAAGGATCTCGATATAGGTTTTAACCAGCTGTTGAGAAGTAGCCAGGTTGGTTGCAGTAACGCCTGTAACAACGTTATCCCCGTTTTGCACCACGTTGTTCACGTAAATCGTCACGCTGGAACGGTACAGCGGGGTCACAAAATTCTTTGTGCGGAAATAAAACGCACCGCCTACGACCACCGCCAGCAGAATCACCAGCCAAATTTTTTGCAGAACAGCAGAAAAAAGCTCAGACAAATTGATCTCTCTTGTTTTTTCCACTTTCATCGCCTCCTTTTGTTTGATTCGCATAAATCACCAGTTTATTAAAGGATTATAGCACAAATGCACCGCCCAGTCAACATCAAAAACCGCTGAAATAATTGCAAAAACCATCCTTGTAATCTGCCCGGTGTGTGTTATAATGACCGTATATGATATATCAGGAGGTATTTTTTATGACCCTGCAGCATTATGCCGACTATGCCTGGGAACAGGCCGCCGCTTTTTTGGCCATCGACTCCCCCTCCGGCTACACCGCCCGTGCCGCCCAATGGGTAAAGGAGGCTTTTGAGAAGCTGGGCTTTTCTGCCCATATTACCGAAAAGGGCGGCGTTATCGCGGATTTAGGCGGTAACCGGGATCAAGAAGGACTTTTGCTTGCCGCCCACGCCGACACCCTGGGCGCTATGGTCGCGGAGGTAAAGGGCAACGGCCGTTTGCGCCTGACCCCCTTAGGCGGTATGTCTGCCAACAATGGCGAAGCAGAAAATGTCCGTGTCTACACCCGTGACGGCAAGATTTACGAAGGCACCTTCCAGCTTTGTAACGCCTCTGTGCACGTCAATAAGGACTACAGCTCTGCATCCCGCACCTTCGATACCACCGAGGTGGTGCTGGACGAGCATATCAACTCCTGTGAGGATGCGAAGAAGCTGGGCATTCAGGTAGGGGACATCGTCTGCTTTGATCCCCGCACCCGCCGCACTGCCTCCGGCTACCTGAAAAGCCGTTTTTTGGACGATAAGCTGTCGGTAGGCATTTTGCTGGGCTTTGCCAAATATATCGCAGATAACCGCATCACCCTTTCCCGTCCCACCTATGTACATATCACCGTATATGAAGAAGTGGGCCACGGCGGCTCCGGCTCTGTGCCTGCAGGCGTCACCGAGGCCATTTCCGTAGATATGGGCTGTGTGGGCAACGGGCTCAGCTGCACAGAGCAGCAGGTTTCCATCTGCGCCAAGGATTCCGGCGGGCCTTACAACTATGAGGTCGTTGGAAAGCTGATTGCCGCAGCGCAGAAAACCGGTGCCGATTACGCAGTGGATGTCTACCCCTATTACGGCTCTGATGTGGAAGCCACCCTGCGGGCAGGTTTTGATATCCGTCACGGTCTGATCGGCGCAGGTGTATACGCCAGCCACGGCTACGAACGCAGTCACATTCTCGGTGTATACAACACACTGAAGGTGCTTTGCGGTTATTTGGATTGCTGATATAAAATTTAAAAGGGGCGTGTTGCGGCTTCATCATTTCGCAACACGCCCCTTTTTTACATCAGATACGATTCAATTTGATGTGCCGCAGCTGCACCGTCCGCGGCGGCGGTAATCACCTGCCGCACCAGCTTTGTGCGCACGTCTCCCACCGCATATACTCCGTCAATATTGGTTTTTGTGGTTTCGTCTGCCACGATATAGCCCTGCCCGTCCAGCTCCAGCTGCCCTTCAAAAAGGGCCGTTGCAGGGCTTTGACCGATGCTGACAAACAGGCCGTCCACCGAGAGGGTCTGCCGCTGACCGGTCTGCACATTTTCCAGTACCACTCCGGTAAGCTTCTGCTCCGCTAAAAGCTGCTGTACGGTGGCGTTCCAGTGGAAGGTGATGTTTTCCGCCTGCTCCAGGGACTGATGGTACACTCTTGTGGCACGAAGGCTGTCACGCCTGTGGATCAGGTGCACCTGCCGGGCAATACGGGAGAGCACCAGTGCCGCCGCCGCGGCAGTATTGCCTCCGCCCACTACCGCAACGGTTTTACCCCTGTAGAACATCGCGTCACAGGCGGCGCAGTAGCCCACGCCACGCCCGACCAACGCTTCCTCCCCCTCTACGCCCAAATGGCGGTGGGTAGCACCGGTAGCAACGACTACTGCCCGGGCTTTAAATGTCCCGCCGGTGGTTTCTATCTCTTTCACCGCACCGGTCAGGTTTGCCCTTTTTACTTCGCTGTATTCCGTTTCCACCCCAAAACGGGCCGCCCCTGCCTGCATCTGCATTCCCAGGGTAATACCGTCTACCCCATCCGGAAAGCCGGGGTAATTGTCAATTTGGGTGGTTTGTGTCATCTGTCCGCCGGGAGCGATTTTCTCGATCACCAGTGTGCGGTAGCCGGAACGGGCTGTGTACAGGGCGGCGGTATAACCTGCCGGTCCGCCGCCGATTACGATCACGTCATAGCTTCTGTCCATAATGGGTCCTCCCCGTCAAAATCTTACAAGCCCAGCATTTCAAGAAGCTGCTGCTTCGGCTTTACCCCCACAGACTGGTTGATGATTTCTCCTTTTTCCAGCACGAATACCGCCGGAATGCTCATCACGCCAAATTGCTGTGCCAGCTCCCCTTCCTCGTCCACGTTAACCTTGCACACCTTTACATCCGGATATTCCTCCGCGATGCTCTCCACAATGGGTCCCAGCATCCGACAGGGACCGCACCAGGGTGCCCAAAAGTCCAGCAGAACGATTTTTTCACTTTCCGTTACTTCTTTTTGAAAATCCGCTTTTGTTACGTTGATTACAGACATTTTTATTCCTCCTTACGGTTTTATTATACACTTTTCTTTCCTAAAAATTATAGCCTGTCCGACAGGGCGGCTCTTTTCTTCCAAATGCCGCTGAGAAAATAGATCATACTGGGTACCGCAAATCCTACCGGTGCCAAACCGTAGCCCAGCACAAAGCCGTAGAAGCCCCAGTCAAACACTGTGCCAAACAGCCAGCTCAGGCCGATGCGGAACAGCACGCCGTCCAATATGGAGAGCAGCATACTGAACTTGGCATTGCCGATGCCCTGAATAAAGCCGCCTGTTCCCCGCATGATCGCCAGCGCCGGGAACATCCACAAAATGGCGCTGATGAAGGTGCCGGACATTTGGTGCACCAAGGGATCGTCGGAGAACACCTTAAACAGGCTCTTGCCAAACACCAGATATGCACTTACCGCCATCACCGTCAGTATACCGGCGTAGATCCAGGCGGAATAGACCACCTTTTGGGCTCTTTTTTGCTGCCCCGCGCCCATATTTTGGCTGACCATGGGCAGTGCGGCGTGTTGAATGCCCATAGAGATCTTATTGATGATATCGTCAATGCGCATACCCACGCCAAAGGTGGCAGACGCCACCACGCCCACATCGTTGACCATGGCATTGACGCAAAGCATCGAAAGATTGATGCAGCCGGACTGGATGGCCAAAGGCGTACCCAGCGCGCCGATCATCTTGGCATATTTGCCGTGGATGGCCAGGCTTTTCAGTTTAAAGTCAAAGCCGAAGCCCTCTTTCTGCCGATACAGATAAACGATGGCGAATATAAACGACACTGCCTGCCCGATGATGGTAGCCCAAGCGGCACCGGCCACTTCCCAGCCCCACAGACCCGTAAACAGATAATCCAGGGCCAAATTGACCAGCGAAGCGATGGCAATGAACAGCAGCGGTCTTTTGGAGTCACCCATTCCCCGCAGCACCGCGGAGACCATATTGTAGCCGGCAGTAAAGATCATACCCCCGCCGCAGATCAGCAGGTAATCCTCCGCATAGGCTTCGGACTCAAAGGGGATCCGCATAGTGTCCAGGATCCACTGTCTGCCGATCACAAATACCCCGGTCAGCACCACCGCCAGCAGCACGATCAGGCTAAAGAGTGTGCCGATGATGCGATTGAGCTCCTTATGCTTTCCCGCACCCACCGCCTGGGCGACCAATACCTGACCGCCGTTGGAAAAGCCCAAGCACACCATTGCGCCGAAATTCATGATCTGACTGCTTTGAGACACCGCCGAAAGCCCGGCTGTGCCCACGTATTTCCCCACGATCCACATATCCACTGTGCTGTAGAACACCTGCAGGGCATTGCTCAGCATAAACGGCAGCATAAAGAAAAACAGCTGCTTTGGGATAGACCCGGTGGTGAAATCCCGAGCCAATCGTCTGCCCGTCATTTTTTCATTCCTCCATTTTCTTCACGATCCGTGAAAGCAAATAGCCCTGTATATAAAAAACCGTCTCATACAGCAGATAGGACAGGGTCTCATCCTCCCACAAAAGCACCACACTGGCGGGAAAATCCTCATCTGCGCGGTAAAATTTCAGGATCAGGGTCAGCTTTTCAAAAACCGTAAACCGATACGCCACGTCCCCCATCGGAACCGGTGTGCCGCCTAAATCCTCACAGCTTTTGCAAAATTTCCCATAGCGGCTGTCGAAAAAGGTGGCTGTTTTGCTTGTAAAATCCGTATTGACCCCTGCCCCTGCAGGCCGCCCCTTTAGGCTGTTTACCGGCGCGTATATGCCTGTGAGGGGTTTTTGCCCCTGATGGCACAGAAGGTCAAAGATGGAAAGCGTCTCCTCAAAGCCTGCCACCTGCCCGTTTTTGGATATCACACCGTTTTGACGGCAAAGGGTATAGCGCTCCCCCAAAAATCGGATGTATATAAACGTCTCATCACATTCCAGTTTCCACTTTTCGATCAGCGCTTGCTGATCAAACCGCAGAAAATAGCTTTGCGCCCTGTCACGGGCTAATTCGTAATTGTTCATTTTAAAACCGCCCTTTTCTTTATTATACAAACGAAACGGACAGATGTAAAGCACAATCCCCGCAGAATCCAAAAACGCACCTTTGCCAGTAGGCAAAGGTGCGTTTTTGGGATGATATATCGCTAACGCGATATGATGCATTTGCTTCGCAAATATGATGTTGCTCCATTTCATTTCGCAATGATGCGATGTTTGCCACAAAAAACATTAGGCGAAGCCGACATCATCAGCATCAGCGGCATCATTAGTGAAACGACATCATTTGCCGAAGGCAAACATCATTCAAAAAAGCAACATAAACAGGAATAATATGATCAAAAGCAGTATGGATCAAGATAAATCAAGGGTTGTGTATCTGGTTTGGTTAATGTGGTGCTGTAAGCCGAGAAAACGAGCGTTTTTATTCCCCGAAAGAAAATGATGACGGAATAAAATTCCAACAAACATCTTATCAAATATGATTTTTGTTTTTTTGCCGCTTGTATAAAACAGAAAATATTTTTCGTCCATCTTTCTTTCGCCAATACAATATTGTGAAGCGTTACTATGCTCTGCTTTATAATTATTTGCACAATCCTCAAAATCAATTATATGCCGTTCTCCATTATCCTTGCGATAAATGATACCACTGGCTTCATTGTTTTTTATGCCACGATTTATAGCAATAATGGCAGTGTCCGGAACAATAATATATTCCATATTCCTACCTCCTTTTGATAAATCATATCATAAATTGTCTTGTTTTTCAATGATGCATCGACTTCGTCGATATGATGTTATGCTCCGCATAATGATGTTGCTCGTTTCACTCGCAATGATGCGATGTTTGCCACAAAACATTAGGCGAAGCCGACATCATTAGCGTCAGCGGCATCATTAGTGAAACGACATCATTTGCCGAAGGCAAACATCATTCAAAAAAACCACATTTGTCCGGTAGACAAAGGTGCGCTTTCAATGATATATCGCTAACGCGATATGATGCATTTGCTTCGCAAATATGATGTTGCTCGTTTCACTCGCAATGATGCGATGTTTGCCACAAAAAACATTAGGCGAAGCCGACATCATCAGCGTCAGCGGCATCATTAGTGAAACGACATAGCATATTTAATGAAATATTGCTACGCAATATGAAATAATCCTTTGGATTATGAAATATTTTGCCTTAGCGGCAAAATGTGAAATAAAATAAATCCCTCATACGCCGCAGCGTATTTCATAGCGT